AAATTAGAATATCTTTCTGTTCTATAATATTCAACACGATCATAAGTTCCTTCATTGTTTCCACAACTATTATAAACTCGAACTCTATGACCTAAAGCAGCTAGTCTCTTAGCAAGCTCCATTAACATTGTTTCACTTCCACCAATTCCAAATTGTTTTACAGTTGAAGGCGTCCAAATTTCAACTCCATTTCCTGCAAAAAATATAATATCAAGTTTTCCATCAATTATTTTAGGAACTTCTTCTATTAATTTATCTGATGATTTAATTGGCTTATCTATATTTTGATTGAGTGCTTTTTTACTTAAAATATCTGCTATTAAAGTTGCAGATGATTCATTTAGTTCTCCAATATCTTTTAAAGCATTAATAGATTCAGAAATTTTACGATTTAATAGGCTAACCTCATAAAGACGCTTATTTAACAAAAGTCCGGGCTCATTTGGTTCATACTTCAGTCCACTTTTTACGCTTTTCAAAGCTTCTTCAACTTTGCCGAGTTTATTTAGAGCAAAATTATAGTATTTATGAATCTCATATTCTCTATCTGCAGGATTTATAAACAAAAGAGTCTTTGTTTGTGGGCGAGATAATCCATATTTAATAAAGTGAACACATCTTTCCCAATTACGTCGCTCATTTCTTCCGCCTTGTTGTGCTAAATAGTAAAAAATTTTACCTAAAGCAAGATAACCTTCTGCCCAAGTCTCTTGGATTGCAATTGTTTTGAATGCCCATTTAAGAGCGGACTCATAATCTCCTCGCATTTGATAAATATCAATCATTTTTAAACTAGCCATTGCTCGTTCATCATCCCAACCAGAAACATCTATGTATTTTGATAAATGTTCAATGGCTTCATCCATCAGATTATTATTAAAACACTCAAGTCCTAAATAATATAGTTGGCGAGGATCAGAATCACCATATTTCTCAAAATATGCTCTTAATATTCGCAAATTACGACCAGGTTCTTGTGGTTTCGTGCTAAGATGTCTTTGGTGTTTAAACAATACATCTTCTACAATTTGATAACTACAACCTGGATCTTTATTTATAAGAATTTCATGAACAGGATTTACCCACTTAAACTGATTTTTATTATAAACCAATCTTTCTCTATAATGATAACATGTACATCGATTATTATTATCATAAGAATATTCATATGGAAACATTAAAGCTATCGATTTATTCTTGCCAGGAAAATATTGCTTAGTTAGCTCTAATAATTTATCTCCTCCAACTATAAGATCATCAGCATCACACCACATCACCCAAGGTTGGGTGGCTAAATCAAAAGATCTAGTTCTGGCGTCTGAAAAACTCTCAATTAGTCCGGTTTTTGGATTATTACAGTCTGTATATAACTCAAAAATATTAGCATACTTTTTTGCTACATCGATAACTGATTGGTTTGTTGAACCAGTATCTATAATAACTATTTCTGTAATATAATCTTTTATAGAATTTAAGCAATTTTCTAATAATGGCTCATCTTTAACAATCAAACATAATGAAATTGGAGCTTTTTCAATCATTATCTTTCTCTTTCTTTAACGATTATATATCCACAATCAAGAATTGTTCGAATCTAACCAAAAAGCAGGCATTCCGCTTGCCCATGCACCTAATGTGCTTGGAACGGCTGGATCTGGCAGTGCTCCCGTACTTGCTCCTATATCAAAAAGTTGAAAATTATTATAATCATTATCTGCGTCTAATGATGCTGGCCAATTTTGAGGAGCATCGGGTAATTGTCCACTTGCTTCTGTAGATACTGATGGTCCCATACATAAAATTCCTGCTGTAGTACCAGTTGAGTCTACAGAACAAGAAATAAAATATAAAGTTCCTGCAGTTAAAGACAACCCAATATTATCTCCAAACGATCCCCATGTATTAGCTGCCGTACTAAAATTAAAATCATCAGTTAATCTCGCCAAATCAGAATATCTATAAATTGCTGCATGATATATAGTGGTTGTATCTCCAACTCCATAAAACCTAATCTTGTTTACGGTTAAATTAAATGGCAATCTAAAAAAACAAGATCTTCCCTTTGAAGTACTAATTTGTGTTGGAGTGGCAGATACTACGCCATGCGTTTGACACGCAGATAATAATTCATTTGGATCGCCTTGTCCAAAAGCGCCAGCAATTACTCCATAATAAGAAGGAACTGAATCACCACCAGATGCCAAAACCGTACTTAGTCCACTATCATTAATAAAAACAGATCTTCCAGGACCTAAATTATCATTGTATAGTTCTATTGTGGCTCCCCCACTAATTACATGCTGTACAATTACATATCCATCTTTACCATAACCATCAGTATATGATCCTTTATTTCGTATTCTAATAGATTTTATCTTTCTTATTTTACCGGAATCTGGCGAACTAACTATAGTAGTTGTTGTGGCTGTAGTAATTGCAGTATTCGTTCTTAATAATGTTGTAGCTTCTGTTGATATATTTAAATCAATATAAGAGGCATATACATCAATTAATGTTGTAGTTTCTGTTTTTATTTTAATTTCATCAGTTGATGCTAAAATTATTGACATAATATACCTTATCCATTATTTGAATCTAACCAAAAAGCAGGCATTCCCCCTGTCCATGCAGCCTGTGCTACTAATTCTGCTGCAGGATCAGGTAATGCGCCGGTAGTTACTGCAAATTGAAAATTATATGAGTATAAATATCCATTATCTGCATCCAATGAAACGGGTAAAGACTGTGGTGCTGATTGAATTTGACCAGTTGTCGCAGTAACAGTTGCTCCCATACACAAAACACCTGCCGTAGTACCCGTTGTATCTACAGAACATGCCATAAAATATAATATGCCTGTAGCCAAAGATAATCCAATATTGTTTCCAATAATTCCCCACGTATTTGCTGCCGTACTAAAAGTATAATCAGCAGTTAGTCTTGCCAAATCAGAGTATCTATAAATAGCTACATGATAAATATCTGTCGTATCTCCTACACCATAATAACGAATTTTATTTACTGTTAAATCAAAAGGTAATCTAAAAAAACAGCACCTTGCTATTGATGTGCCAATATTTGTTGGCGTTGCAGATACTACTCCATTATTTTGACACATTGATAATAATGTATTAGGATTTCCACAACCAAACGCCCCCACAATTACTCCATAATAAGATGGTGTTATCTCTCCTCCTGATGATAAATATGAAACATCTAAATTTTCATTTATAAATAATGATTTACCAGGACCTAAATTGTCATTAAATAATTGAATTGTATTTCCACCTGATGTAACCTGTTCAAGAAGCACATAACCATCAACATCTGTAAGATAACCATCTGTTAAAGAACATTTGTTTCGTATTCTAATAGATTTTATCTTTCTTATTTTTCCAGAATCTGGAGAGCTGACTATAGTAGTTGTTGTGGCTGTAGTAATTGCAGTGTTTGTTCTTGAAGGAGTAGCAGTTTCTGTCGATGTGTTTAAATCAATATATGAAGCATGAACATCAAGAATCAATGCTGCACTGGTTGATATTTGTAATGTATCTGTTGATGTTAAAAAAAACGACATTTCATCCTTTAATCTAAACTAGAATCTAACCAAAAAGCAGGCATTCCGCCTGTCCATGCAGCCTGTGCAGCCAATGTTGCAGCAGGATCTGGTAATACTCCATCAGTTACTGCAAATTGAAAATTATAACTATCAATATATCCACTATCTACATCTAATGATCCCGGAAGAGATTGTGGAGCTGCCTGTATTTGACCTGTAGTCGCCGCAACTGTTGGTCCAAATGCCACAACATAAGCATCTGCACTATAAGCAATTACCGTAACTGCTATAAAATATAAGATATCCTTATACAGCTCTAATTCTAAATTTTCTGAACCGGCAAATCCAAATTCATTTGATGTTAATCCATATTGATTACTAACTATTAATGAATCGGTTAGTCTTTTCTTATCAGAATATCTATAAATAGCAACACGAAAATTGTCTGATTGTCCAGCAACAGATAATATCATTCTAATTTTTCTAACTGTTAAATCAAACGGCAATCTAAATAAGCAACATCTGGCAATAGATGTTGTTATATTCGCTTGAGTGGGAGAGACTATACCATTAGTTTGAATCATCTCAAATAATGTGTTAGGATTACCATCTCCATATGCCGCCGCAACTATTCCATAATAAGATGGAGCGTCTCTACCAGATAATGGTAATGGAGTAATATCTCCATTTTTATTTATAATTAATTCATCTCCCGCTTCTAATGTTCTTTTATCTAATTCTACTGCAGTACTACCGTCTGTATGTTTTAGTGTTATTATACAATTACTTGTAATATGTTTGTTTTTTATGTGAATAAATGTTACGTCTCTAATAATATTAGAACTCGGAGAAGAAACTATTGTCGTAGTGGTTGCTGTAGTAATGTTTGTACTTGTTCTTCCTGGAGTTATCTTATTGGTTGATGTATTTAAATCATTATAACAAGCAAATACATCAATAGTTACAGCCGTTTCTGTAATAAGAGAAATTAAATCGTTTGTGCTTGTAAGAAATATTGCCATATTAGTGCCTTAGCTATTATCTGAATCCAACCAAAACGCGGGCATACCGCCTGTCCAAGCATCTTGTGCCGCCAAAGTCGGTGCAGGATCTGGTAACACGCCATTTGTTACTGCAAATTGGAAATTATATGTAGTAATAAATGGACCGTCAGCGCTTAATGACCCTGGTAAAGATTGTGGCACTGTTTGTATTTGTCCGGTTGTTGCTGCAACAGTAGCTCCCGATGCAATTGGTCCGTAATCAGTGCCAGAAGAATCGGTAACTGATACTGCTATAAAATATAAAACATCTTTCGAAAGTTCTAATCCCAAACTGTCTTGATTGCCAGCATATCCCCACACATAAAGTATAGATGATAATTCAAGCTGATCAGTTAGCCTTTTTTTATCAGAATATCTATAAATTGCTGTTCTAAATGCATTGTTGGCGTATCCGGTTCCATAAAATCTAATCTTATTTACTGTCAAATCAAATGGTAACCTAAATAAACAGCACCTAGCAATAGATGTTGTTATATTTGTTGGAGTTGGCGTTGCCACACCTTGCGTTTGTACCATTTTCATTAATCTATTTGGCTCACCGTCTCCATATGCTCCTGCAATAATTCCATAATATGAAGGCGTGTCTTTTCCGTCCAATGGCAATGGCGTAATTTCTCCGTTTTCATTTATATTTATAGAATCTCCAGCATATAATGTCCTTTTATCTAGCTCAATAACAGTTGTACCATCAGTATGTTGTAATGTTACTATACAACTACTTGTGGCATGTTTGTTTTTTATGTTTATATTTTTTATTTTTCTAACTATATTAGACCCTGGAGCACTTACTATAGTAGTAGTTGTTGCTGTTGTAATTGCAGAATTGCTTCTGCCAGGTGTCATAGTATTATCTGTAGTGTCTAAATCATCATAACCAACATAAACATCAATAGTTACGGCAGATTCTGTTATAAGATATATTAAATCATTTGTACTTGTAAGAAATATTGACATTTAACACCTTAACTATTATCCGAATCAAGCCAAAAAGCAGGTATTCCGCCAGACCATGCGCCTTGTCCTTTTATAATATCTATTGTTGCTGGATTAACAAGTCCACCAGCCAAAAAACTTACTGTCATTTGAAATAAATATGATTGTATGTTTCCATTATCAATACCTAAAGAACCTGCCATTTTTTTATCACCAGGAATAACCGCAATAGCACCGGTTTGTGATGTATACGATGATCCAGAACTAAATGTTAAGATGCCCGCAGTTGTTCCTGTTGAATCTACACCACATGCCATAAAATATAATGTATTGGCGGTTAAAGATAGTCCAAGATTATCTCCAATACTTCCCCATGTATTTGCTGCTGTATCAAAATTAAAATCATCAGTTAATCTCACAAGATCTGAAAATCTGTAAAGTGCAGCATGATATATAGCTGTGGTTGCGCCAACACCATAGAACCTAATTTTATTTACTGTCATATTAAATGGTAATCTGAAAAAAGAACATCTAGCAACTGTAACGGTTATAAATGTTGGTGTCGCCGCACCAACACCATTATTCTGACACATAGATAATAATTTACTTGGATCACCGTCTCCATACGCCCCAGCAATAACTCCATAATGTGTAGGCTTAGTTATTACATAAGAAGATGGTGCCGGTATTCTATTATATTCATCTCCTATTACTATAGAATCTCCAGGTCCTAAATTCCTTTTATCTAATTGTACTATAGTAGATCCGTCTGTATGCTGAACAGTTACCATACAACTATATCCATCGCCCAAACCAAATCCACTTTCACCATATGCATATCCGTCTCCTCCGTCATATCCATCTATATTCTTAATTCTTATAAATTTGATTTTTCTAACTATATTTGATGAGGGAGATCCTATTATAGTAGTAGTTGTTGCAGAAGTTATAGAAGTATTTGTTCTTCCAGGAGTCATACTATTTGTTGATGTATTTAAATCAACATAACTTGCATATACATCAATGGATATATCTAAACTTGATTCAGTAATTAAGTTTATTAAATCATTTGTGCTGGCAAGAAATATTGACATTATTATCCTCAAACTGAATCAAGCCAAAACGCGGGCATTCCGCCAGTCCAGTTTGCTTGATAGATTAGATCTGTGGCTGTTGCTGGCATTGTTCCGTCAGAAGTTGTTAAAGCAAAACAATATGTATTAATATGTCCAAATTTAGGATTTAATGACCCAGGGAGAGATAATGGGCTGGTTAATATTCTTCCATTTCCAAGTGTACCAGTTACAGATGTACTAAGACATGTAATGCCTGCTCCAATAGAATTTGTATCGGTTGTACAGGCAATAAAATATAAAATATTCTTATCTAAAGTTATTGGTGTGCCAAGTGTTGTTGACCCCCAATTTGATGCAGAAAAAGTCAACGAAATATCATCAGTTAATCTTGTCAAATCAGAATATCTATAAATTGCGACATGATAATAACTGGTAAAAGCAGTTATTCCATAAAAACGTATTTTTGCAACAGTTAAATTGGCTGGTAACTTAAAAAAACAACATCTGGCGTTTCTGCCCATTTCTGAAGGAGTGGGTGTTGTTACTCCGTTTGTTTCAACCATCGCGACTAACTTTCCAGGATCACCGTCTCCAAATGCTCCAGCAACATGACCATAATATGATGGATATACATTAGTTATAAAATCAGATGGGGTTGGTATTCTATCAAAATCATCTCCTATTACTATAGAATCTCCAGGTCCCAAATTTCTCTTATCTAATTGTACTATAGTAGACCCGTCTGTATGTTGAACAGTTACATTGCAGCTATAGCCGTCTCCTGTTCCATATCCATATCCATCATTGCTATCATATCCGTCTATATTTTTGATAAATATACTTTTAGTTTTTCTAACAAGTCCACTTGCTGGAGCATCAACTATTGTCGTAGTGGTTGCTGTAGTAATTTTTGTATTTTTTCTGCCAGGAGTAACTGCATTTGTCGAACTATTTAAATCAATATAACTCGCATAAACATCAAGGCTTACAGCGTTGCCTGTAATTACTTGTATTAAATCGTTTGTGCTGGCTAAAAATACTGACATTATAACCAACTTTCTATATAATACAATACTTGACCCACAGGTCCGGTAGCTCCAGTAACTCCTTGTGGACCAGTTACTCCCTGCGGTCCAGTGGGTCCTGTTGCCCCCGTAACTCCTTGTGGTCCAATTGGTCCCGTCGCACCGGTTACACCATCGGCTCCTTGAGGACCTGTTGCACCAGTGACTCCTTGAGGACCTATTGGTCCTGTTGCACCTGTAACTCCATCCGCTCCGATAGGTCCAGTTGCACCAGTAACTCCATCTTGACCTTGAGGACCAGTAGCGCCGGTTACACCTTGAGGTCCAATAGGTCCTGTTGCACCTGTTACGCCATCAACTCCCTGAGGACCTTCAGGTCCGGTAGCACCAGTAACTCCGTCAGTTCCTATAGGACCTGTCGCTCCTGTAACACCATCTTGACCAATTGGTCCAGTTGCTCCAGTTACGCCGTCAGTTCCAATAGGTCCTGTTGCCCCAGTCACACCGTCTGCGCCAATAGGACCCGTGGCACCTGTTACGCCATCTTGACCTACAGGTCCCGTAGCACCAGTAACCCCTTGTGGACCGATAGGTCCTGTAGCTCCGGTTACTCCATCTTGACCGATTGGTCCAGTTGTTCCTGTAACTCCGTCTGCTCCTACTGGACCAGTGGCTCCAGTTACGCCTTGCTCGCCTTGAGGACCAGTCGCACCTGTAACACCAGTTACTCCAGGAGACCCCTGATTACCTTGTGGTCCTGTTGCGCCAGTAACACCGTCAGTTCCTTGCGGTCCTTCTGGACCGGTAGCACCCGTTACGCCATCTTGACCTTGAGGTCCAGTTGCTCCGGTAACTCCATCTGCACCTACAGGACCGGTTGCTCCAGTAACTCCGTCAGCGCCTACAGGTCCAGTTGCTCCAGTTACGCCTTGAGGACCTATTGGTCCTGTAGCACCAGTTACGCCATCTGCACCTTGAGGTCCTGTTGCGCCTGTAACTCCGTCTTGTCCTTGAGGTCCTGTAGCTCCCGTAACTCCATCAGTTCCCTGTGGTCCAGTAGCGCCTGTAACACCTGTTACTCCAGGAGATCCCTGATTGCCTTGCGGACCTGTCACTCCAGTAACGCCATCTATTCCCTGAGGTCCTTGAGGTCCAGTAGCGCCAGTAACTCCATCTTCACCCTGGGGACCTGTTGCTCCTGTTACACCGTCAGCTCCAACAGGACCGGTAGCTCCAGTAACTCCGTCAGCCCCTACAGGTCCAGTAGCCCCTGTAACACCGTCAGCTCCTTGAGGTCCAGTAGCTCCAGTTACACCATCAGCACCTACAGGTCCAGTAGCCCCTGTAACACCATCAGCTCCAACAGGTCCAGTAGCACCTGTAACTCCTTGAGGTCCAATAGGTCCGGTCGCTCCAGTTACACCATCTTGACCCTGTGGTCCAGTAGCTCCAGTAACTCCGTCTTGTCCCTGTGGACCAGTGGCTCCCGTTACGCCATCTGCTCCAATAGGACCAGTAGCACCGGTTACTCCCTGAGGTCCAATTGGTCCTGTTGCTCCTGTTACACCGTCTGTTCCTTGCGGTCCTTCAGGACCAGTTGCTCCTGTAACTCCGTCCGCTCCTTGAGGTCCCGTTGCTCCTGTAGCACCATCAGCGCCTACAGGTCCAGTAGCACCAGTAACTCCAGTAACACCGGGAGATCCCTGGTTGCCTTGTGGACCAGTAGCGCCTGTAACTCCATCAGCTCCTACAGGTCCTGTAGCGCCTGTAACTCCTTGTGGTCCGATAGGTCCAGTTGCTCCAGTAACACCAGGAGATCCTTGATTGCCTTGCGGACCTGTAGCTCCTGTAATTCCTGTTGCTTTATCTAAAATCTCTAATGCAATTTGAACGTCAGTAGCTGTTGCCCCAAGAATAGTGGTAAAATTAGTTGTATCAACAGATATTGCTGTCGCTGGATGTGAATTATCTGCATCTCTATTAGTTAATGAGTTATGATCTGTTGGAGAATAATTATTGATTGGTGCAGAAATGTCTGTCCTATAATCTACAACATTTCTTAATGCAGAATATTTAACTGCAACGGAGTAAGTTGCTCTAAACTCATAAATCAATCTATATAATAACTTCATTTCTGGAGTTATTAATCCAGTTGCAAATATTGTTGCGGGTGTGGCAGCCGTCTGGGCATTTGATAAACTGGTATAAATTGTACTATGAGGAATTGATACTATTGGATCATAAACATCATTTGATGCAAAAATCCATACAACAAAGAAATCAGTAGTGGGAACATCTGTTAGTTTCCATCCTGTTCCTCCACCAACATTTTCATTATATTGTGGATAATTGTTTGAAGAATTCCAAGGAAACGGGAATGAATCTACCGCTATTTTACGCCAAGCTGGAGTTAAGCCAAACTTATACAATACAGGTATTTGTCCAGGATTTGCCGGTAATGTTCCGCCTAGATTTTGTTCATATTGCGCACCACCAGTTCCATTAACAATTGTATGTTCCAGATCTTCATCGTCTACAATTCCGCCAGTCATAGATACGTATGTATTTGTACCATCTGCATTCGGAACACCAGCAATAGCATTAGATGATAATCCTAATCCAGATTCCCATCTCATACCAGCTGTGTCATGTAAATATTCATGAGTTGCATTGCTCATGTTAATACCGTGACGTTCATCGCCAAATATTGATGCAGCACCAGTATCATCTACATAAACTAATGCAATAACACAATCATTTAATAAATCTATTGAAGATCCCTCTGTACGATAACCATCTGCTGCAGCATAATAAACCCAATGCATACCAACAGTATTTGCTATAGGAAGAGAATCTGTATTTTTGATATATTTGTTTCCGCCAGCATAAATTACAAAATTTGTACCAGTTATTGTAAATGTCAATCCTGATAATGATATTGTAGAATCAGTTTTATCTTCAAATCCATTATTTACAACTTGAACGGGACCTGTTGCTCCAGTAACTCCAGGAGAACCTTGATTTCCCTGAGGTCCTGTAGCGCCTGTTACACCATTTGGTCCAGTTGCTCCAGTTACACCATTTGGTCCTGTAGCCCCTTGAGGTCCTGTTACCCCTGTAACACCGTCAGCTCCAACAGGTCCAGTAGCTCCAGTTACACCATCAGCTCCTTGTGGTCCGGTTGCTCCTGTAACACCATCAGCACCTACAGGTCCAGTAGCTCCTGTAACTCCGTCAGCTCCTTGTGGTCCAGTTGCTCCTGTAACGCCATCAGCTCCAACAGGTCCAGTAGCTCCGGTTACACCGTCTGGTCCAATAGGACCTGTATAGCCTGTTACACCAGGAGACCCTTGATTGCCTTGTGGTCCCGTAGCCCCTGTAACTCCATCAGCTCCAACGGGTCCAGTAGCCCCTGTAACTCCAGCCGCTCCTTGAGGTCCTGTAGCTCCAGTTACACCAGTAACACCAGGAGATCCTTGGTTTCCTTGAGGTCCGGTTGCACCTGTTACACCATCAACTCCTTGAGGACCGATAGGTCCAGTTGCTCCTGTTACTCCGTCAGCTCCCTGTGGACCAGTTGCCCCTGTAGCTCCATCAGCTCCGATAGGTCCTGTAGCCCCTGTCGCGCCGTCTTGACCCTGTGGACCGGTTGCTCCAGTTACTCCTTGAGGACCAACAGGTCCAGTTGCTCCTGTCACTCCAGGATCACCTTGAGGTCCTTCAGGACCTGTTGCGCCAGTAACTCCATCTGCACCAATAGGACCAGTGGCTCCAGTTACTCCATCAACTCCCTGAGGACCTTGAGGTCCGGTAGCTCCTGTAACACCATCTGCGCCTATAGGACCAGTCGCGCCTGTAACACCGTCAGCTCCCTGAGGACCAGTTGCTCCCGTAACGCCAGTAACTCCGGGAGAACCCTGATTTCCTTGAGGACCAGTAGCACCTGTAACTCCGGCTGCTCCTACAGGACCGGTTGCTCCAGTAACTCCGTCCTGACCCTGAGGTCCAGTAGCTCCTGTAACACCATCAGCGCCTTGCGGACCTGTAGCTCCAGTTACACCGTCTGTTCCGGCAGGTCCAGTCGCTCCTGTAACACCGTCTGCACCTACAGGTCCAGTAGCACCTGTTACGCCTGTTACACCAGGAGAACCTTGATTACCTTGTGGTCCAGTAGCTCCTGTTACGCCATCTTGACCTTGTGGACCTGTTGCACCAGTGACTCCGTCAGCTCCAATAGGACCAGTTGCTCCCGTAACTCCATCTGCTCCCGTAACTCCATCTGCTCCCACAGGACCAGTTGCACCAGTTACTCCAGGATCTCCTTGAGGTCCTTCTGGACCTGTAGCCCCTGTAACACCGGGATCACCCTGAGGACCTGTAGCACCTGTAACTCCATCGGCTCCAGCAGGACCTGTAGCTCCTGTTACCCCTGGATCTCCTTGAGGTCCTTCAGGACCAGTCGCGCCTGTTACTCCGTCAGCACCAACAGGTCCAGTAGCACCTGTAACTCCATCAGCTCCAATAGGTCCTGTAGCTCCTGTAACGCCATCTTGACCTTGAGGTCCCGTTGCTCCAGTCACACCATTGGCGCCTATAGGACCTGTAGCGCCTGTAACGCCAGGATCGCCTTGAGGTCCTTCAGGACCAGTAGCTCCAGTGACGCCATCAGCTCCAGCAGGACCGGTCGCTCCTGTAACTCCATCTACTCCTTGAGGTCCTTCAGGTCCTGTTGCTCCCGTAACTCCATCAGCACCTACAGGTCCAGTTGCTCCTGTTACGCCCGGATCGCCCTGAGGACCTTCGGGTCCAGTAGCTCCTGTAACTCCGTCTGTTCCGTCAGCGCCGACTGGTCCTGTAGCTCCTGTTACTCCATTAATACCGGTAGCTCCTCGTGGTCCAGTAGCTCCTGTTACACCGTCTACTCCAGCAGGACCTGTAGCGCCTGTTATACCAGGAGAACCTTGAAGACCTTCAGGTCCAGTTGCCCCAGTTACACCGTCAGCTCCTTGTGGTCCAGTAGCGCCCGTTACCCCATCAACCCCCTGAGGACCTTCTGGTCCTGTAGCTCCTGTAACACCTGGGTCACCCTGAGGACCTTCTGGTCCTGTAGCCCCTGTTGCTCCAGGATTACCTTGAGGACCAGTAGCACCGGTAACTCCAGGAACACCTTGTTGTCCTTCAGGACCTGTTGCTCCCGTTACTCCATTAACACCAGTAGCTCCTCGTGGTCCTGTAGCACCTGTTACACCATCAGCTCCTGCAGGTCCAGTAGAACCTGTAACACCAGGATCGCCTTGAGATCCTTCTGGACCAGTAGCTCCCGTTACACCAGGATCACCTTGAACACCCTCTGGACCTGTAGCGCCAGTTACTCCATTAATGCCTGTTGCGCCTTGCGGTCCTGTAGCGCCTGTAACTCCGTCAGCTCCAGCAGGACCAGTAGCTCCAGTAACGCCCGGATCTCCTTGAGGTCCTTCAGGACCAGTAGCTCCAGTAACACCGTCAGCACCAATAGGTCCGGTTGCACCTGTAACTCCATCGGCTCCAGCAGGACCCGTCGCCCCTGTAACGCCAGGAGAGCCCTGTGGCGCTCCTGCTGGTCCTGTGGCGCCGGTTACTCCAGGAATACCTTGAGGTCCTTCAGGACCAGTGGCTCCTGTAACTCCATTAGCCCCTGTTACACCATCAACGCCAGCTGGACCTGTAGCTCCCGCTGGACCTGTAGCTCCTGTTGCGCCATCAACACCAGCTGGACCTGTAGCTCCGTCAATTCCTGCGGGACCTGTTGCTCCTTGCGGACCGGTTACACCAGGAGATCCTTGCGGACCGCCAAAAGGACCGGTTACGCCAGGAGATCCTTGAGGACCTTGCAAACCAGTAGGTCCAATAGGACCGGTAGCTCCAGCAGGACCCGTTGCGCCAGTTGCACCAGCAGGACCTGTAGGACCTGTAGTGCCGCCGCCGGATCCAGTTGGAACTCCTTTTATTTGGTTTGCATTAACTTTGCTCATTGATTGCTCACGTATTATCTAAGTAATAATCGGCAGTAATTATATCATCAGGTGGGGGTGTAGTTGTTGGTGGCTCGACAAAAATAACAGTGTCATAACCAGATCCTGGTCCACCACTTTCGGCAATAAAATAATCATCTAAGAAAAATTGTTTTACTCCGTTCTTATATACTATTATTTTATACAAAACGTTTTGAATAAATTTTCCAAAAGGAATTGTAAAAACAGTATTTGAATCATCAACAGCTCCAAGTAACTGAATATCTTCTTTTTTCAATACTGATAAATTTTCACTAGTTACCTGCAGTCCATTTACTATACCGGCATCTTGTAAAAATGCTTTTTGGTCAAGATTAAATTGAAGTAAATCTATATCACTACATTCAACTACAATATCTCTTGCCAAGATCTTATGACGCAATTCACCTTTTAGTAAAGAAGCACGAATATCTTGTTCTGATACTCCTGGTATTTGTAATAAATCTCTTGTACAATTAAAATTAATAGGATAAGTAAAGATTTTGATTGTTTTATTACGATCAGGAGTAATATTTCTTACTATAAAACATCCGTATCTCTTTTGGTAAGGAGCAAATTGGTCAACAGTCATATATTTACTCCTCTATTAAAATTACATCCTCGCCATTATTAATTTGGTCTTTTGATATAATTTTTTGTTCAGAAGTATCTATAACGCCAGCCTTATTTATAGTTGAGTCATTAATGATCTTATCTTTAATGGTAATCATTACAGATCTTTCTATTTCTGGATTATCTTTTGTGGCTTTAACATCAAATAATTTGTTTGTTAAGTTATCATCTGGAGCCGCTTGTTTTTGATTTGCCATAACAGTAGCTAATGTAGTTAACATTTTATCTACTAAAGTATCATAACTGAACTTAGAAACATCCATTGTAGTTATTTGTTCATAATTTTTATCACCATGAACTAATAATTCATCTTTTTGTAATATAGCTTCTCTTAATGCTGTTGGAGACATAACCAACAAATTATCTGGTGTTAGTCTATAACGAACATACATTAATTCTTCTAAATAATCCAAACTTCCAACTGATGGTTGTGCATCGCTATAATCGCCATCTTTAATATTAGTACGAATACCTTTATCAATAGATGACAATAAAACTCTTGTATAGCTATCTTGCCAAGCAGGTTGTTTTCCAAATTCTAGCTTTAATTGTGTCAAAACATCTGCTAATTTTGTAAATGCTTCTAATTTATGCGACATAGATTGTGATAAAAATGCTTCACTTCTATGATAATTTTGCAAACCTCGTCTTGGTATATAATCAGTTTCTTGATTAATTCTTCTTGTATCAAAGGCTTTTTTAGTAAAACCAAAACTGTTTGATAAAGAGTTTTTACGAATAGAAAACGAACGTCTTCTTTGTGCAATATCATTGGCACTTTTCATAATGACACAATATATGTCTAATACATCTAACAATTCCATTTTTACCATATATTAAGGTTGCAAGTGACGTGTTACAGGCTATTATGATACAGAAATATTACCCAAAGCAATATAATGTAACAAATATTAACGGGCTTGACAGGGTTTTTTTTGATATTACATTCTTACCATGATCTACTCACAAATTTCAAAAAAATCTATTCATCCTAAATCCATTGACTTATGTAAGATACTAAAAAATGCAGGGCATCAAGCATATCTTGTTGGTGGCTGTGTAAGAGATTTATTTTTAGGTGTAGCTCCAAAAGATTGGGATATAACTACTGATGCCTTGCCGCAGCAAGTTATTGATTTATTTCCTAAAACATATCCAACTGGCATTCAACATGGTACTATAACAGTTGCCATGGAAGATGAACATTTTGAAGTAACAACTTTTAGAACTGAAGGCAAATATACAGATAGTAGAAGACCTGATGAAGTAAAATTTGTAAATTCTGTAGAAGAAGATTTGTCCAGAAGAGATTTAACAATTAACTCTATGGCTTATGACCCTATTACAGATACAGTCATTGACCCGTTCAATGGTTTACAGGACTTACAATATGGGATCATTAAAGCCGTTGGAAATGCAGATGATAGATTTCAAGAAGATGGACTAAGAATTCTCAGAACAATTCGTTTTGCATGTAGGTTCAATTACTCAATTGAAGCAAAAACAGAAATTTCTATGCAAAAAAATCGATATGTGCTAAATAACATATCAAAAGAAAGAATTAAAGATGAATTTTGCAAAATAATGTCATATGATAATAGTTTTTATGGGTTAAGATTATTGTATATAAATAAGCTTTTGCCATTAGTTTCTCCATTACATGAGAAACATATGCCGTTTCGTCCTTTTGATGCCGATGTAGAAACAAAAATTGCAGATTTTTATTACGAATATGATCCTAAATATGTTGAAAAAGAATTAAGATGGCTTAAATTTTCTAATGATGAAATCAAAAGAATAATGTTCTTTTTGAATTTGATACCAACATATATGATGCTTTTGAAAATTGGAAGCACTCAAGCTTATGTAAGATTTATTGCACATATCAAGAATAACTCACCACAAGATTATTCATATACTTTAGAACAATTCCTTAAACTGGTCAGATCTGATAAAACTGAAATTAGTAAATACTTATTCGAAGAGTGTGCAGATGTGACCGTCCTATCGCGAAAAGAAATGAATATAAACGGCGACGATTTAATAAATATAGGTGTGCCAGTGGGTCCAGAAATAAAAAGGATCCTTGATGGATGTTACCAAATGATCCTAGATGAGCCATATAAAAACAATCTGGAAGATTTATTAAAAATTGCAGAGAATATAAAATGAGAAAAGCCACCAATAAGGTGGCTTTTTCTTTTAAACTATGTTAAGCGCTAAGCGCTATATTGATTAGACGCCGACTACTACAGACTTACGTCCAGCAGCTACACCACGTGGGTTTACGATTGCGATACCGATGATTTCGGAAACAACCCAGCCCAACTTCAATTGTTTTGGTTCATCAGCTGGCAAGACTTCAATGTCTTGACGAATAGGCATAACACCTACGAATTCAGGATCTGCGGCACCGTAGATGGTTCCTGGAGGAACGATCTTGGAAACCATAATGTCAGTTCCCCAAATGTGTGCATATAGACCAGTTTGTAGAACTTCTCTCATTGTGACAGGATCGAAATCTCCGCCACCAGTTCCTTGTCCACCGCCTGCTCCCCACTTAAGAATATCAGTGAATTCATTGATATTCATAAAGTATTTGGTTGTAACTAGGTCCCAGCGGTCAATCTGTTGCTTGATTTCAACAAGGTCTCTCTTCAAAAGACCAGCGTCAGCGATATCGGTCAAAGTATTTTCGACAGAGGCTGCAGCATCAAGAGCTGCGAATACGTTTGCGTCTTCTTGTGCCATCATTTCCTGGCGAGCCTTTTGGACTGCACGGTCAATGACGTTGAATCTGCGGCGCTTTACTTCAGCGATACGTACTGTTGGGTTTGCGTAAATTTCGAATTCAGGAACTACAACACGGTCACCGAATACGCGGGATTCTGGACCTGTACCGTTGCTAGAAATAACAACAGCTGCTACATCGATATCTCTATCGTATGTTGGCATTGCGCCTTGTGGCAAAGGATCTACGACCAATGCTCTACGTGCGATACCATGGTAGTCTAAGTTTCTACGGATTGGGTTTGCCATTGCCTGAGCTAAAGCAATCTTTCCGTCTTGAGTCATAATGGCGCGGGAAATCAATTCATCGCGTCTTTCGTCACTTAATGCAGTTTGTCCTGCCATACCCATATTAGATGGTTGATTTTCTTCAAGAATAGCAGCATACTTTACTAAAGTTTGTAATGCATCCTTTAAAGATGAGGCATTCATTGTGCCTTGGTTATTAAACATATTCATAATTTCTCCTAGGAATTATTTGCCAGTCTTACCAGCTTTATTATTTATACTTAAAAGAGGTGGGGGATTCCTTATTAGGGATTCGGAAAATTTCCGTCCAGTCCCCCAAGGGACAAAAGTTATTCAATCAATTAGAACTGAGGATTGAAGTGGAATACTGCCCATGCATAAGATCTAGTTCCAAGAGCCGAAGCTAAGTAGTTTGGAGTATTTACCAAAGAACCATTGGTTTCGAAGCTTACGAAGTGACCCACTACAACTGTATTTGCTGCTGCTGCAGTGCTTCCTACTGGTGTTAATTTTCCACCAACAGTTGCAGATGCAGGTACCCAAGTCAAAGAAGAACCAGTTGCTAAAGTAGCATTTGATGTAACTAGACCGTCAGCTGCTTGGTCACATGCTGCGTCTAAGGATACTGCATAAAGTCCTGGTTTGTCCCAAAGAGTTACCTTGCCAGATCCAGTTGCGGTGTGAGGTCCTAATTGTGCGCCACCAGTTGATACTTGACCAACAGTTCCGCCAACTACGGTTCCAAATAAAGTTCCATAATTAGTGATGCCTTCATCAGCTAACATCAAAGGACGTGCAGATGTTGCTACGTTACGAGTAACAACAACTCTCTGCAAAGAATTTACATATCCGTCAAATACGTCATAAGCAGCTTTATCAGTTGCAGATGTTGCTAAAACAGATGTGAAAGTAACGACTTCGCCGCCCATAAGGGTTAATACTTCTGTATCAAGTCCATCATATTGACCTAATGGTTGAACACCCGGTTGTAAAAGTTTTAGAGCCATTTTATTTTCCTATTAATCTCTAATGCCGTAATATTAAACTAAATCGGCATCGTTACTTACACCTTAAACTTACTAAATATAACATATATTTTTTTATGCCCAGATAAACCTACTATTTATCTATTATAACGCAAATTTTAATCCACTAAGCTCTTCTTCTAAACTACCAGCTAAATCTTCCGTAGATTTAGGCTTAGATTCTGGCACTGTTTCTGAAGTTGTGTCTGCAGTTGCTGGTTGATTTACAACGGCGTTACCCTCAGAAGCGGCTTTATCTATTTGCGCTTTAGCATTAGATTCTATACTTTTAGCACGAGATAATACTGTTAGTATATATTGAAGTGATGTTTTATATGGTGGAATTGCTCTTGCTACATCTTCAAAATCATTGGCGATTAATCCTTTACCACCATGTAATATTTGAGTCCTATCAGCCAAATCATTTAAAGCACCTTTTTCTTCAATTTGTTCTTGCTGATAAGATTGAGAACTTAAATTTTCAAGAGTTTGATTTATTGCAGGCGCCATTTCATTAGTAACTTGTTTAAATAACTCATAGGCATTTATAACAACATTGCTTTCGGGAGATTTAGCTATTTGTATTAATTCGCTAGCAGTTCTTGTTTTCTGTAATGTATTAATAACTGGAACAATTTTTTGATAAGTATCAAATATCGTCGATAATTTTTCTCTAAACTCACGCATTTCATTCAAAAAATTAGCACCATAAGTAGTTCCAGTAAATATTCCCGCAGAATCTTTTAATATGTCATCAACTTCAGCAATCAATTTTGCATGATTAGCCTTATAGCCTTCGTCAACAAATGGAAGTTTTTGTTGTAAATATATTGCCCCTAAAGTCGCAGCGATTGTTCCAGCTACTAGCAAGAACGGAAATGCGGCTGTAGAGACAAATTCAGCTTTTTTTGTTATCATTGCAGTCTGCTCTAAACATACATCTGCTAAAGCACGCAACTCCATTTTGTTTTGATTATCTAAATCATTTCCAATTCTAACTAATGACAATAATAATTGCTTTTCAGCATATTTTCTTTGTGTTACATGACCATCAGGCATTTTTTGAACAATATGCATCAAAATATCTTGTCTTTCATTTAAGTTTTCAACAAGACCATTAATCTTATCATATGATGGAGAAACAACAACAGCATTTGGATGAGCATCTTCAATAATATTTCTTTTATACTCCATATCTTTTGGAGTATCTGGTTTAACACCATATAATGCTTCAATTGCAGAAATATCTAAAGAATCAATTCTGGGATTATCCTCTAATTTTCTTTTGATTTCATCGGGACCAGCCTTGGAAATCAAGCCCCTCTCTTGGGCAATTTTAGCAAATTCTTCAAAAATGTCGCTATGTCTCATTATTTGGCTCACAGTGGGGTAATTTATTTATATGTCTTCATATGCCGTTGATTATGGTGCTTTTTTTGCAAGATCATCAATGAACATGTCTACAATTTGTTTTTTACTGGTAAACATCTTAGGTAAAAAGACGGTACTCGAACCTTCGGCAGTCTTATTAATATCAGCTATGGTATATGCAACCTCTTGAAATGTAGGTAAACCCTTCATTAATGATTCTAATCCACCTAAACCATCATATACTTGTTTAGCAAATTGAACTAACATATCACTAATACCATTAATGTTATTCATAAAACCTTCTGTCCAAAAAGAATCGCCAATATTATATTTAGTATTTTGATATGCAGGATTTAATTTAAACTTTGTCTGTTTAGCTACGTATGTCGGAACTGTCTGTGCAGGCGCGGTTCCAAAAAATCCACCGCTACCACTTCCGCCACCGCTACTACTATCACTTGGACCACCAATATATTTATTAATTACATCGCCTGCTACAATAAATCCAGCAGAAGCTAATGCCATCTTAAAAACTATACCAAGAAATTTAATCAAAACAGATATTACTCTTCCTTGTAATAATCCAAATGTTAAACCTCCTAACCAAGCTTTTTTATCTAAAGTGCCTTCTTGAAATTCAATCATTGCCAACTTAACAAACCTAGCATCTCTCATTTGTTTTTTAACATCATAAGATGCACCCTTATTTTGTTCTAATTTATCAAGAGCAGCCTTTTCATCAGCAGTTGTTACTGGTGTATAATTTGCACTAACAGCATTACTAACTGCAGCATCAACTTGCTGAGAAGTAGTTTGTTTTCCACCCGCAATTAACCCTTTAACTGTCTCATATATAGCCATTAACATTCCGCCAACATCAACTTTAAATACTTGTTGTGCTAATGCTAATAATGCACCAATCCATGGTGCCCCTAAAGCAGAAAATAACATACTTATTGCTCCAGGCGCAATTAAATTAATTATACTAGCTTCCTTGTTATTAGGGTCTATTTTCGATGCAAAATAATCTTTAATTTTACCCATCAATGATAAAATAGAGTCACCAATACCCGCCTCTTTAATAATATCGGGATTATCTACCAATGATTCAACGATCATCATGTCAACATAAAGTTTTATTTCACTATCATTTATAGTCATTATAACCTTTATCTACTACCACTAAGTTTTTGTTGAGTGGCAAATTGCCAACGTCCTATAGATGCAGTATTATCTCTAGTGAATTGTTGTAATTGTTGATTGATTGCAGTTTTAAACTTTGGATTAGTATCAATTATATATCCATAAGTTCCATATAATGCGCCAATAACATTTGATGTTGTTGAGATTAGTTGTCTTAAATTATCACAAAAATCCATCATACCACTAAAACCACTCTTAAGTGCTTGTGAAGTTAGTTGAGCATTTTGAGTTAGATTAATATATGGATAAGCATTATTCATTATTTGATGTTGAAGAATATCAATTATCTTTAAAGCATCACCAGCTGCGCGTATTCCCATGCTTCCGCCACCGCCAGCAATACTTGTATCAAAATTAGCATATGATTTCATAAATTGCTGTATCTTGGTGAAATTTATTGCATTTGGTTCAAGCGGCAACGAATTCAATAAACTAGATAATGCACGTCTTTGATCAGCATTAAGTTCGCCAGCACCACCAGTTCCAGTTCCTGTTTCTCCTGTAGCACCAGTTGCTCCTGTAGCTCCGGTTCCATCAGTACCAGTTACTCCAGTTAATGAACAATTAGCTTGTGTTCTTGGGTCTCTTAGTTGCGGACCAAATTCTTTAATTGCCTGTAAATAACGGGCAGCCATTTTTTCATATTGTGGTTGTCTTTCTACATGAGCAGAAGCAACACCACTTAACATCATTGCTCTATTGTACAAAATACGTACTGCTGCACAAGGATCTCCTTCATTAGGATCCATAACATCAAATGCTTTGGTATTATTGGGTTTTCTTATTTGCATTCCATATAACCATCTGGTAAATGCTCCAAGATTTTCCAAATTACCCATAGTAAGTTTAATTGGAGTATCTCTGAAATCTGGCACAGAAGATAAACCTCTAGTATCTTTACCATTAGCATCTGGCATAAATATACTATCAGGAAATGCATCTACTACTAAATTTGGATCTATTTCTGGCGTCTTACCTTCTGGAGACACCTTAACTTGTTGCTGTTGTTCTTTTGGTAAACTTCTATTTAATTCACCTATAAGATTTTTTACAACAATTTCAAATGGTTTTGAATCTTTAGATCCAGGAACGGCAGCATCTCTAAGATAAATTAAATAACCAATAAGAGCATCTTTATCAGCATAAGCTAATTTTTTAACAGGTTGTCCGCTTGAATCTCTTTTATTTAAATCTGCATCTAAACTTTCAAAAGTCCATGCATCTTGAGGCTTGCTTGTGTCTGTACTTAACCAAGCAATTCTTTTACCATTCCATTTTACCTGATTACGAGCAGCCCACTCTAGAAAATGTCCAAGAGTACGACCGTCTGCCATTGTGAAATTTGCAGGACTTCCGCTTTCAGTACTTATAGGAACAATTTTAGCTGCAGCTTCAGGATCTTTTAAACTTCTTTGCATATTTGTTCCAAGAGCTTGTGCTAATTGAAACACTTGTTTTTCACGATCATAAGCAGGATCAACTGTTGCTGGCGTGTCAGGTGCAGCAAATTTTTTATTAAAATCAACACCGGCATTGATTAACGAATTTATAAGTTCTTTGTTATCGAAAATAGACATATTGATCCTACTTATGGTCTACGAAGTATATTTTTGCGGAACCAAGATCTATCATCTGGTCTTTGCGCCCATTCCCAACCAGCGCCAGCCGGTGGAGCTTTCTGTCCAGGTGGAACTGGAGCTAATGGACCGTTTGGTCTAAATGGATCATTTGGTCCTTGAACAAGTTTTTGTCCACCATATAAATTACCAGAACGTAATCTTTCATCAATTTGCTGCATTACGTGTCTTAGAAAACGTATTTGCATATCATGACTAATTGCATTCTTTTGATATCCTCCCCAACGATTCATCATGTCAAGCATTACATATGGTTTAGTAAGTGCCGTTAATGGAAACTGTTCTATAACTTTTGGGGCTCCGTTTTGATCCAAAATAGTAATACGTGGAAGATATAATTCATCAATGTTTTTCATTAAATCTTCATATCCAGATGTATCACCCTTATCTCTTTCCGCTTCTGGTTTACCAGGTGAGGTCCATAAAGGGGTGGAATTATCTGTAAATCTTCTATATGCCGGATGTTTCGTAACATTATTAGCAAAATATAAATAAAACTTTGTTAATTTGATTATTAGATTAGTAAGACCGGCAGCTTTCGCCACTTTATCTTTAGGAGATAGTTTTGTAAGATCATAATTAGTTGGTATTAAGCTTTTCATTTTGGTTGTATCTGAAGTAGTAAAAAGATTTCTTACTGATTCAGGCGCATCAAAATCTTCCGATACTCTAATTATTGCATCACCAAAAGCATACAGATTTCTTAATGCATTTTGAGTTCTTGGTCCCCAAACACCATCAACAAATCTTTCATTACCCTTTCCGCCAATTCTTGCTATATTATCAACAACATTTTCCATCTTAACTAATTGGTCATCATATACCGGATTTTTTTGTTCTGGAGTAGTTGCATCTTCAGCCGTACTCCATTCATTACCACGCAATGGAGAGCTATTTAGATAATTAAGGGTTACGAAATCATTGAAATTCGCAAAACTTTGTGAAGGTTGATCTCCTGCACTTGGATTTTGTAATGAAATAGGTGTTTGTCTATTATTTTTAGGATCGCGTTTAAAATGATAATTTATAGCTGTGCTTGCAAAATTCTGAATTGCTTTTTGCATTTCGCTAACAGCAATAGATGTATTGCCTTGAACATCTCCAGGTGGCGCACTAGGGCTATCGCCAGGAATAGATCTTTTTTGTGGCGATTGACCTGGTTTTGGCGCAGATGTTGTTGGGACTGTTCTTTTACTTCGCGGAGGACGTGGAGCAGCCATTTTAGTAATTAGATCTATAATATCTTTGTGGCTCATTATGCTATCCAATCTTTGTAAAAATCATTAGCATCTGTCTCAATTGCTGTAAAATTACTCGTTAGTCGTGCAACAACACCCTCTGCATATTCTGGATCAACATTATCCATTGCAGAATTTATTCGTTGTAAGCTACTAATTGCATTTGTTATATATTCGCTTCCCACAGCAACATCACTTTGGTCATCATATGTATTAACAACTGCTTTCCAAGAATTTAACTTACCCATCAATATTCTTATCTTATCTCTAAGTTCACTAAATTCTGGAGAACCAACAATATTAACTTCCTCTAAAGTTTCTGTTTTTCCAGATCCTTCATATTCAGTTTCCTGTGGATTATCATATGGAGCTAATATCTTTTTTTGTTCTTCTTGATCCACTATTCTCCTATATTCAATTGCTTTATCAATTCTAGATTTTGCACCATTACCTAATGCACTAATTACTGTCCACGTTGATTTCTCCGCACCCATTCCAGACCACCCTGGTTTAGCAATACTAATTGCATCATCTATTTCGCTATTAAATGTCTCAAGAGCATCTAGTGTTGGATTATTAAGAGTATTACTAATTAAATCTTCAAGCGAGCTTCCAACATGCTGTAATGTTAAATCTTTATTTGCTTTTTCAGCAAATTGTTTCATCATATTACCTGCTTGTGTCACAAGTGTTCTGATATTAGCTAATAATTGTGTAATCTTATCATCTTCACCTAATGATATTTTTACTGCATTAATTATACTTTTAGCATTAGTCAATTTAGCATTAGTCAATTTTCCAGTAGGCATTTTATTGACCACTTTCATCATTGCTAAATGTTCATCGATAATGGTTTCAATAACGGCATCACCAGCAACACCCTCTAATAAAGGACTTCCCTTTGGATGAGCATCTTGAACTAAATCATTATCACACTCTGACGCAGCTGCCTGTTTATACATAAGAAATGCTGATTCTAATTCTTCCGCATACTTTTTCATACCAGACGCACGTAACCCACCACATAATTTCATAAGATTTTCTGATAAGCTTTCAGTTGGTTTTAAATCTAATTTGGATTTCTTAGAGGCAATTTTTTGTAATGGATCTTCTTTTACTAATCCCTTTTCTTTAGCTAATTTTACTAAAGAACGCATTGTCTCAGAATCTTCAAAATTTGTATGCTTAAAAGTCATGTTGCCTCAAATGGATCAATTTAGTCTATAATATGCAGAATTATAGCATGCTCATACTAAATAAAAAGATATGCAGTAAAATGTTATGATTTTATTGTATCAAGGCGTCCATATCTCAACATCCTTAATCCGTCAAATCAAAACCAAAGAGCCTCCAACATGGGATTCATGCTGGTTGGCGGGGCTGTAACCATAGCTACGGCTGGATGGATACTACTTGGACGTCTGGAGGTCAAATACCCCAGTTCACTAACATATAAATTAGCCCTGACAGGGTACTGTTGATTTGTCTCAAACTGATCTGTTTGGAAAAACATTCTATTAAACCAAACTGTCATTCTGCCAGATCCTTGAGTGCTATCATCACCTGGAATATTTGCAACTTGATAAGTATAATTTACAATTGTTCTAATTCCATTTGGAGATCCAGTGCCAGTTAAATCAAAATTCAAAGGGGTGCCTGCTAAAAATGTAATAACACCATTAACTGGATTTAATACTACATTTACTGTGGAATTAAAACTAGATGAAAGAATATTTGGTTTTCTTAATTCAGCCTTAATGTCTATTGGTGTAACTAATTGTCCACCGGGACCAATGACGCCGGTTGCTGGAACAATTACTACTTCATTCCAAGAAACATTTGTGAATGCTTTTGTTTTAATATCGTCAATTAATCCAATTGGAGCAGTACCATTACTGACAGTTGCCATTACCTGATTACCAATAACGGTTAATTCAGCAATCTGACCTGGCTGAAATTCTGCTGACGGATCACATATAAAATAAGATGGAAGCGTATTTCCAACCTGAACAAGTCTTAACATTGCATATCCTCTCTAAACTCCACATACTTTAATATAACTTAAATATGAAAGAATGAATAGAAAATATGCTTAATCGACTTCTTCCTCAAATGTCATGGATGATGTGGTTGGTAATTCTTCAACTTCTAATTCATCTGACATGTCCGCATCTAATAAATCATCTGCAGAATTATGATCTAATGCAGCATTAAACATTGTGCCATGATTCAATAAATTCTTAATCATTTGATCTGAGCTAATTGGAGCATGTTTATCATGACAGCCTCTAGGATCTCTTGGTTTTTGTGGAGATCTAGTATCTTGCTCATCCATTTTATCTTCCATATCTTCTAAGTAATCATAATAATGGGGATTTTCTGTCAAATGATCCATAGTTATTTCTTGAGCTATATGTTTATCATTTGTATGTTCCATTTCGACTTTAATGCCTTTAGCTATAGCTTTTGGATCAAAATCTTTTGGCTTTTTCTTATCTGCTAAGCCGCCAGTAATTTCATCTTCCCAAACTGCGTCTTCAGCCATCTTATACAAAACGCCCATAATTTGATCGGCTTGGCTTTGCATACCGGCATCTTCAAAAATATCAATTGCATTATTTAGATAATCAACAGCTTTTGATATGGAGGTATCTTCTTCATCTGCGGCTGTGACTAATAATCGATGCATTTCGCTAACTAATTCATCTTGAAAAGCGTTCTTTTTCATTATGTCCTTAAACTAAAAACTTTGCAAGACTTATTGCTTTAACAGCGGTAGCAAATTTGCTAGCAACATCATCTTTTATTTCATCCCATGCTTTTTCTCTTTCATCATCATCAGCAATGGTTTTATATAGATCGGTTAATGTATTTTTAATTGCGTCGAATGGTCCCTCTTTACCAACTTTCTTTAATACATTATATATTATTGATGTGACCTTTACAGCCATACCAAGAGGGCTTCCTGCGAATATATTTTTTAGATCTTCAGCATTCAAAAGGTCTAAATGTTTTAATAATGCAGAAACGTCTTCGGTAGAAAAAGCATTACTAATCATTTGCTGTGTTGCTAAGACTTGTAATACTTTCTCTACTTCTCTTGATTCTTTTTGTAATCCTGCTTTATCAAATATGTCAGCGGCAGCATTGAGATAATCAAACGCTTTAGCTAATTTATTGAAATTATGCTTAGTTTCTATTTGACTAGAAACTAGCTTTGTCTCCATAGAACGCATTAACTCGTTCTCAATGCTACCGCTTTTAAACATATTTTTTCCTACTAAAGTTAAGACTTACTTACTTTTCTTAGCAAATGGATTTGATTTGCCAGACTTGTCTGATTTTCCAGACTTATCAGAATCTTTTCCTTTTGGTTTTGGTTTTGTTGTGCTTGTAACGGTAGACTTAGCTTTTGGCTTATCTTTTGCGGCATTAGAATCAGTCTTCTTACTATCTTTCTTGCCCTTAGCACTAGAATCTTTCTTGCCCTTAGTATCTTTGCCTTTAGCAGTTTCCTTCTTAGATTCCATTTTCTTAGCTTCTAAAACCAAGGATGCTAATTTTAGACTTACTGTTGCGCTTTTTTCTAGACCAACAGAATCTAATGCGGCGGAAGCTGTAAGCAAACTATCAATTGCGACATCATAATTAGCAGATACATCATACAATCCTGCATTTAGGTCATCAGCATCAGAACTATCAGATTCTTTAGATTCTTTTGATTCTTCTGATTCTTCTGATTCTTTTGATTCTTTAGCATCATTGTTGTCATATACTTCGATATCATCTGCGCAAGAAGTATCTTTCATTTTTGCGTCATCATCATCGGCATTACAACTATCTTCTTCACAACTATCTTTCATGGCGCCTGCATCATTTACATCTGATGCAAACTTATAGGTAGTATTGAACAAGGATTTATGTTCTTGGCTTTTTAATACTGCATCCATTGTTGCAGCTACAAAATCTGATACACTTTTATTATTCATAGTATCCTCTAATAGTTATCTTATCTTAGAACGACCCTTTGGAAGTCTTAGATAGTGCTGCTGACAATTGAGCAACTAAGTTATCATCGTTAGAACTTGCTGGGGCGAATTCTCCAGAACCAATCATACCGACTTGTGGGATATGTCCAGCTTCCTTACGAAGTACTGGGGTGTGTTTTGCAACAACTCTCTTAAGAGAATCAAAACTGTCATCATTAAACTTCATGATTTCATCAACCTGAGAAGAGACTGCTTGTCTATCATTGTGGCACAAACCACGGTCTACCATATCATAAGCAAGTTCATAAGCTCTTGCCATCTTCACACGGTATTTATTAAGTTCAGCTTCCATTTCTGCTTTTACATGTTCTTTTATAAGTTCACTTGCAAATTCAGATCCGCCATCAACTTGTGCCCAGTATTTCTTATAATAAGCAACAGCGTCTTTATCTAAACCTTCGGCAATTAATGCGTCTAGATCTGCAGGGTCTAACTTTCCTTCGCTGACTAATCTATGAATTGCTTCTGCTTCTTTACGAACCTTTGGAGGAGCATTAGCAAGATCCAACATTGCCTTATGAGTTTCTTCTAGGTTTTCTACTACGCCTAAATTATTGGATGGTTTTACATCAAGATCAGTTGTGGCATTTCCTTTTGGATGTGCTTCGTGTAGATGAGGGCTTGTCTTCATTGCGTCTGCTGCCAACTTAGCACGTAATGCAGAACGACCTTCTAGTGAATTAAAACTGGCTAATTGTACTTCTGCATTAGGGTCTTTTTTAACAATTTCAAGAGCCTTTTCTGCATTATCAGTATTAATTGCATCATTGTCATCCGCGTTGAATAAAGAGGCAACAGATGACTCATCAGGCTCATCAGACTCACCAAACTCACCAATACCTTCTAATAAGTCTTCAATACTACCAGGTTCATCTTCTGGTCCATCTCCTGAGTCAACATCTTCAATCATATCGTTAACTTCATTTAAAGCATTATCTGTATCAGTAATTAGAGCATTCAAATCATCTGCAGAATCTATATCTGTATCTGTTACACTCATAGCGGTATCTCCTTCAGTGGCTAATGATTCAAGTTCTGCCTCGATTTCAGCGCGCTTTACTATAGCCTCTGTGCCACGAGCATATTTAACAAAAGCTGTCATTAATTTAAATCCATCAGCAACAGCTGTTTTGGCTTCGACTAACGCGTCTTCTATGATAGAGCCAACAAATTCCTTATTAGAGGCAGTAACTGCGCCCTTATCATACATACCTACAATCATCATTAATTCTTGTTGATGATCTTGAAGCTCTGCAACAGATTCTTTCATTGCATTTGTTAATGCGCCATTAAGTTCTTTTCTTAATGTATTAAGAGTATGTGTTTCAGATGCTGCGGCGCCCATGTTTGGCACACCTTCTTCGCCGCCCATTTCATTTTGTTCTCCAGTTAATGCTCTAACAGCTTCAACTAAATCGGAGCTTAAATCTCTAACCTTTTCGGCTAACTCTAATGCTGTTTCTTTTGGATCACCAGATTTGCCAGTATCTTCTGCTGGTTCACCTTCAGGTGCAGCATCTGTTGGTCCTGCCTCTGGTGCAGGTGCAGGAGGCGCAGGAGGTGCGGCTTGTGCTCCTTTTACTAGAGTGCGAACTTTATCAGCACCAAAAGTCTTAATATTTTCAATAAGTTTAGCACCAAATGCTTTGGTTGCAATATCATTGTATAATGTATTTGCTCTATTTCCGGATAATTCATCAACGGACGCAGTTAATAGCAACTTATCTCCCAAGAATACTTCCCAGCCACTCTTACCATGATTTTGAGTTCCGTCATCATTAGATGCTTTTACGAAACGTGCTCTCAAAGAAGCTCTCTGCATCATATCCTTACGTTTTCCTTCATCAGAAGTATCTGCAGAAGCAGGACTTGGATGCATACCGTCGACTGGACCTACACCTGGGAATGGTTTTTGACCAGTCATATGTTTGTCAGAATGATCACGAAGTTGTTCATTTAATTTTTCTGGAGGATATTTTGTCTTGCCTGGAGTTGGTTCTTGTGGATTTTTATCCCCTGCTTGGAAATATGCTTCTTTTTTAGTTTCTAATGCTTGTTTTGCTAAGTTTACAACAGCATTACGACGCATGGCGCGTTCCTCGGCTTCGGCGCGAGCAAGCATCTTCTTGCGCTCTAGATCGCCGGGGTATAATTGTTCTGGACTGCCCATATCATCGACGTCCATGTGTTTATCTCCATCAGTTCTCAATTTTTCATTCATTGGTTCTTTTGGATACTTTGGTTTACCTGGGCTTGGCTCGTTTTCATTACCAGCACCTTGAAAATAACCTTGCTTGTTAATATTTGATCCAGACATATTTTCCTCTTGTATACTTGTGGAAGTGTTTGCTAACTTATCTAAGCTTGTTTTCATTTGACTTAACTTAGCCTCTATAGACGCCGTAACTACTCTAAGCTCAGAAACTAGGTCTGCTTCCACATTAGTAGAAGCATATCTGACAGGGGTAGCTAATCCAGAATCCGTATTGGGAGTCACTGTCTCGTCCATCGCGACAGTTCCCGACGATTGATTAAATGCTAAATCATTAGTATCTTTCTCTGTATTTTTTAGAGATTGTGTAAGATTGCCTAATTGTTCCATTGCATTATCAATATCTTTCTTTAAACCCTCAAGTGTGGTAGACTGCAAATTAATTGATGATGTCTCTCCACTCTCTTTATTTACTTGTAATGATGCAGAAAAATTATCTGCAACTTTATTAAGTTCTTTTTCTTTAAACTCAACATATGTGTTTAATGTATTTGCTGCAGCAATAATGTGTTTAATGTGTGCTTTAGGATCTGCGCCATTAACTACAATAGATAATTCAATTGGATTTAAATCAACGTTGATTTCACCGTAGCATGTTTTATTTTTCATGTGAGTACAGAAATCAGCTTCTGTACGAGCGACACGATGACAACCTTCTTCGGTGCAAATTGCTCTGCCGACTGCAGTTCCCATAGATACAGAATTCGAATACCCGGTTGCGACCTTTCGTGCTAAATCCGGGTAATTATGTTTATCTAATGCACACAACGCTATGACGCGTTTTAAATTGCGATCATAATAAGTATCAACTATAAAGCCTCTAACATGATCTACTGAACTTGATTTATGATCTATGCAAAGAGGCTTTCCGATCCATTTCTTGTATGCTTTTACAAGTTCTTCTTCAGGAAAGATGTCACCATTAGAATTTTTATACGGCTTAATACTTGAATCATTTGTTTCCCAACGCCAAGTATTATCAGATTTATCCCACCCTACTTTAATAGAGTCTCCAGATGCCGTTATTTTTAATGTTCCATCATCATTTAGAGCGGCAGCTTCGGCAGCATGCATCATAACAGCTGAAAAATATAAGAAATCTTCAGCTTTAGGGGCTATTTTCTTCAGGTTAGCTGCAAATTTCTTGAAATTTTCTAAAATCTCAGGACTAACAGAGGGAATACAAGATGCAGTATCTTCTATTCTACTAATCTCTATCAACTCGCCATTTTTAATAAACATTAATTATCTCCCGCTAGTCTTATTTTGCGAGTCAGAATCAAACTTATCTTCCTTAGAAGATTTTTTCCCGTTCTTAGAAAAATCCTTAAGCTTCTTTTTCTGCTCATCAGTCAATTCTTCTTCATCAAGAACAGAGACTATTTTACCATCACCGTGTTTAACAAACATCTTATGCTCTCCAAATTTGGGAGAATCTACATACAGATTACAATTATAATGAATTATTGCTACAATTTTCTGTAACGCTATAAGAATATAACATTATTACCATTTTAATACGAAAATTGTTAACCATATTATAATCTGTCCTTTAATTCCTCATTTAACTGATCCTGCCTCTTGTTAAAAAGATCCATTATTAATGGCGTCTTCTTTTCTATTTTTGTTTGAAGTTCTGTACTAACAGAATCAACCCAGTTTTTTGCCAATATATTTGATCGAATATGATCTACTATTCTATCATCAGCAATTTCCTCAATATCATCACACTGTTTTTGAATCTCTTCAATTAATGTAACAATATTTTTTGAAAACTCTTTGTCATCTAAACTATCAAATAACTTTATAAAATCATTTACTTTAACTTCTAAATCATCAATAGCAGAAACAAAAGATTTCATAAGTTTTATTGTCTGCGTATCTGAAGCAAATGTTTGCATAGCATTAACACATTTAAAAGCTGATATTTTGAATTCGTTAAAATTTTCAACAGACTGATCTCTAAACCTTCTAATTGCGGCGCGAGCTTTTATTACTGAATCTGGAGTAATATCTGTGTTTTCCTTAAACGGAGTTTTCATAATATTTAGATGATCAGAAGCTAATGATAATAACTTTAATGCCGAATTAAAAAAGATAATAGATCTTTCTGCATCTTGTTTTTCAGCATCAGATACTTCGTATGTCATCTGAACAGTATAAGCTCGTTTAATCATAAAAAAACCCGCCAGCATTTTCTGTAGGTCCAAATCCTCTTCCACCCGAATCATTATTAAATAATCCAACTATTGGAACCACATCCTCTTTTTTATTATGTTCTTTTATTGCCTTATAATTTTCTCTAGTTGGTGATTGTTCCAAATCAGATAAATATAAAAAGTCATTAGGAAATGACTTTGTCTGATCTAAATAGGGGGCAAAAGAACCCTGCTGACCGCTTTCTAAAATACTTCCACGATTATCATCAATATATTCGCGTTCATTGGAAACTATATCAGCTTCCGCAGAATATTTCTCTGGCTTACAAGCCCTAATTAAATTTTCATATAAATGTGTAATAGATGGATCTACACCTACGCCAAATCCCAAAGATTTTGCTTCAGCTATTGCTCTGTCTGGATTTTCATGTAGATATTTACATTTAACTAAAGCTATTACTAATCCTGTCCTATCTTTTCCCGCTTGACAATGAACAAAAGTTGGTCCATCCTCTAAAAACAATTGTTTAAAATCATGCTGAAATAAAGTCATCAGTGATGACCTTCTACCATCAATAGGTATCATAACATGATCAATTCCAAGTTTAATAGCTATATTATGTATCCTGTTACCACTTATTTTATCTAAACTAACAATTCTGTTTATATTAAGTTTATTTTTTAAATTAACAATATCTACAGGAGACGGCGCACTACCTCTATACAAACCTTTAGTAACCTTTCTAAACCTGCGTATCATTATAAATTCCTTACAATATTGTTAAGAACTTCTCTAATATATCTCGCATTATGATTGAAAAGTACGTGCTTTACAAATGTAAGAGATTGACCTATTGCTGATGATGGTGGTAAATTCTTATTAGAAATTTCTATCTCATTAAATGAATAAATCTTTCTCTTCAAACTATTTAATGCATTTGGTCTTTTTTCTGGAGTTATTCTAGTTAGTGTAAACCTAATAATATCAGCAAGATATTTTCCAACTAATCTTGGATCTCCTAATTCAGTTACAGCAGCATTCTTTACAATATCCATGTTCATTTTTATCTTATGTTGCTTATTAAACAATATAAGTGCATTTTGCATTGCTATAGATTCAGGCTTTTGCAAACCATCTCTGATTGCTCTGTTAAATTGATCATTATAAATCTTTAAAAATTCTTTAACACATTCTTTTGGAGCATTTTTTCTTAATTTTCTAAGCAATGCTGAATAAGATAATTCTTCAACTTCGCTTAAATCAATAACAGATTTAGCTTCATCTTCAGCCTTATTATTATCTTCAATATGCTTAAAGAATTCAATCTGCTTTAATCTTTTTTTCGCTGCGTCTTTTGATTTGTAAGTTCCTAAATTTTTTCCCTTTTCAGATAAAACACGATACTTGCCATTTGGCAATCTTTTGATAACAGCAATCTTCATCAAACTTGTATCACAAGCTTCCTTATACTCAATAGCTAATTTCAAAAGATTATCGTTGTTCATTTTATTTTTTATTTGCAAGTTCTTTAAGTAAGAAAGCTTCACGACTTCTTAAAAAGATATCATCAATAATACCGTTACCGTCCACTTCACATAATCCTCTAACTGACCTTTCGCTAATAAAAATTTGTTTACCCATTTTACTTACATTATTGCGCCTATCAATATATGCGCCCTCTATTACTAAACATTCCTTATAAGCGGCAATAACTTTCCCAAAGAAAATAGTTGGATACGGCGTCGATACTTGCTCTGTACTTACAGTTTCATAAGCATCACCAAGATATACTTCTACGTATTTATCTTTAAATAACTCATACCAGAATTCAGCAATTGTCGCATGTCCCTTCCTATGCGAATTAATTTCTTTCATTCTTTCTATCATACTGTCTAACTGGTCTTGTGGTATCATTATTTTTTCTCCATAAGATCCATAATTTTAAGTTCAATTGTTTCGCGACTTCTTATAAAAATATCATCAATAATACCCCTGCCATCTACTTCACATAATCCCCTAATTGCTCTTTCACTAATAAAAATTTGTTTACCAGACTTATAAGATACGTTCTTCATATTTCTGTCTCGCGTCAATCTCCTGTCAATATATGAGCCTTCCATTATTAAACACTCTCTATATGCGCCTATAACTTTTCCAGAAAATACTGCAGGATATGTAGTGGAAATTTGCTCACTATTTACTTCTTCATATGCGTCGCCAAGATATACTTCTATAAACTTACCTTTAAATAATTTGCATAAAAATTCGGCAACTGTAGCGTCTCTATCTACATTTAATTCATCAACTACACTGGTTAACGCTTCTCGTGGTATCATTAAAATCCTTATTTATGCAAACTTAAGAAGAAATTTTCTATAGTTTATTAAGGCTGCAGAGCTACTTATTACTGAATAAGATGACTTTTTATTAATAACTGTACTTGCATTAATATTAATTCCTCCAACTTTAGATGTGGCTATTTTAAATACATCTGCCAAGGAAGAAGCTAATTGTGTAATGGTGCTAGCACATAAATCTTTTGGTCCCTGAATATCACATTGTACTTCTATGTTTTTACCATCAGAATGAATATGCGCGGTTGCAATTAATTCTTCATTTAACGCAGAACATAAAATACGCCCAAATTCTATGGCATGGTTAGTCTCTGTTGCTAATATTGGAATAACAAAATGATGCGTTGGCAATAATGCTTTGTATAATTGTTTGTGATGTTTTTCTGAAGCACGAACTTGCTGTAACATCTGCTCTACCAATGACATTACTTCTGGTTGAGAGTTAGCATCAGGAGTAATATTTGTGTTTTGAGGCTTTGTATATACATTCATTAATTGCTCCCACCTATCATTTTTGTCTGTTGTAGATTCTGGTGTTGTTACAGATTTTTTAGACCATGTTTTTACACCCGCCAAATAATCCTCCACTGACGCAGTAAAATAATGATTATTTTTTAGTTCAGTAACAAATCCCTCAAT